AATTGCTGCATCAAATACTGGGTTTGCGGGTCATATTGCGGAGGGTTTTGGATTTGCTCCAAGTTAACCCCATACTGTTGCGCGAGTTGCTGGAAATACTGCGCTTTAGTCGCAGGGTCGCCATATCGCAGAGTATGGTCAGCCTTTAGCAGCGCCCCGATAGCTGTTGGCGCATCCACTCCTAATTGCTGGAATGTTTGCTGATAAGGGGCGATTACCGCCTCATATGCTCGTGCCTTCTGCGCGTGGGTTTTAAATTCTTCAACGCCACGGTGAAAATCAGATTCACGCCGGTTCGCCTCGTTGGTCAGAATCCGCACTTCTTCGGGCGTCAGTGCTTCGCCTCGCTCTGCCTTGAGGTAGGCCTCCTGAGCGGCAGGCTTCCAGCTTGAAGGTGCCTTGATTGGCTTTGGCTCGTCGGGTGGAGTTACCGGCGCGGACTCTTTAGCGGCAAACCGCCCAGCCTCATCTCTAGCACGTTGCTCCGCGCTTGTCTCTAAGGGTTTATCCTCAGAGACTGGCTCAGGTGTATTGACTACAGTTTCAGTCTGGGGGGCTTCATCCGTTTTATCTTCAAAAGCTGATTCGAGTGCGCTGCGTAAATCTGACATAGGGTTTTCCTAGTGGTTAATGAATATTTGTGCTGAGTGGATTAGCCGTAATAGGCTGCAATAGTGCCAGTCGCTTCACCAGTGCTGTCGTTGACCACTGCGCCACTGTTGAAGTGCTTGATTACTGCCGTTTGCGTAGCAACCCAGCGAGGATTTGCGCCCTGCACCGCATACGTCGAATCAAGCCACATGCGCGTGGAGTTGGCTGCAACAATGTTTTGCTGGCTCGCAGCCGAAGTCAGCGCCGCCCCCACTGTGCAGCCCAGATTCCACGAATGCGTGAAGTTAATGTCTGCAAGCGGTCGATCGTCTGAATTCACATACACGCAGTTCAGGCGGATGATGTTGCAAGCCTCATGCCCTGTGCTTGCGTTGTTAGACAAACCGGTGTCTCCAGTAGTCCCATTTCCCTGTGCAACACATTCAATCTCTACGCAATCGGGGCTTGTGGCGTCGTTTGTTCCGGGCGAGCCGTTGCTGTGATAGTTGAATCCATCAAGCCAGTTTTCATAGGAGGCCGAACGGTAGCCGTAGACCTTCACAAAGGCTTCAACAGCAAGACCACCGGAGAACACGCCAGCGCCTTGGAATGAGCAATTATTGTGGGCGAACACGCATCCTGTGATCGTGTTCGCCATTGCGACATAGAAGCCACGCCCACCGCCCACGAAGTCGATGCCCTCCACGTAAATCGTCAAATTATTGGCAGTAGCTGTGAAACGACCGTTGTTTATGTTGCTTGAAGGCAGCATGAACTGATCGCCAACCAGCGAGCGCGAATCGTGTGGGCGAACGTACAAAACTGTGCCATCGTGGAACCACGAACCCGCCAGCGCCGCCACAGCAGCCAAAGACGCCACCTTTTTAAGGGTTTGGAACTTGGCTGGCACGTTGCTCAAGATTACAGTTTGCCCAGCCTCGTTAACGTAGCTCGGGATTATTTTTGTCTTCAGGTCTGTAACGTTGACCGGCGCGGCAACGGTGACTTGCGAAACCTCGGGATAGGTGCCGTTGATAGTCCAACCTGTCGGCATCGTCGCGCCGTTCGGTGTAGAGATAAACCGATAGCCCGTGCGGTTGATAACGCTAATCGAGCGCGATTGATTGGAGGTGTTGTTCCATCCTCGGGCACCCAGCGCAATGTAATCAGCAGTCAAACCCGTGATGATGATTTGGTCCACATCAGATTTTGCAAGCGCTGCGGACAAATCTTGCAGGGCCGCGCCTACGGACGTTCCTGCATTGGCGTTTGCGCCGTTGATGGGGTCAACATAGTAAATCTTGGTGACCGGTGGAATCTTGGACGTAATGTCGAAGTTCGTAACGATGCCGCCCAAGGTTCGGCGCATGTCCATCTCAGCCGCCAAGGTGGTGCCACGAAAGCCGCTCGGAGTGGTGATTGGTGACGATGGCGGCTGAAAAATACCGTCGATCACAAAACCCTTCATCCCAGTGACCTGATTGGTTTGTACCATCGCAAGGGCCGCCTCATTATTCGGCTCACTCGCTGGATGACCAATAGCTGCAATGTAATGTTGCTTGCCGCGAATATCTGCTGAACCTGCCATGATTTACCCCATTACCGAGTTAACGGCGTTGATAATGTCCCGCTTAATAGTCGGGTCTGGTTTAGGCTGGCTGGGTGGAGAGATTTTCTCATTCCCCAACTCTATTAGCCCATGCTTTTTTAAATGCTCACGATGCGCAGAGCGGGATTGAATAAACTCCCCCGTTGCTTGCGATTGGTAGCCTTGAATATCTGCTTGCACAAATGGAGCGGTAAGCATACGGCCCATTTTCTCGCCGCAATGATCGGGCAAGTCGTTGTAATTGGCGACACTCCGGTAAACGTCCTCGGAGTGACCGCAGTGATTACATTTGATCGCGTAGATTGGCATCTGTGGATTCCATTTCTGCGATTTTAGCCTCAGCGCCGATTATTGCGGTAACTTTTGCGCGCTCGTTTTCGCCTTCTTGGCGTATTGCCTCAATAGTTAACGCAGAATCCTCTTTCATCTTTGCCGTCATACTGGCAATTTCAATCTTGGTCTGATTGTCGCTAGTAATCTTATGCATTTGAATGCGCTCTTCGCGTGCCTGCATTTGTAAATCAAATTCACGGCGAATGCGCTCCATTTCAATGCGCTCCATTGCCTTGGTTTGCTCAATTTGTGCATCTGCTTGCGCTTGCACTTGCTTTGTATTTTCGGCGGCTTGCGCCTTCAAAACCTCGGGGTCTGGCTGTGGCTCGGCTTCCGGCTTTGGCTCGTTCATCTTGGCGATGGTTGTCTCTAGCACGTTTTCCAGTTGACGGCCACCCTTGAAGGTGCGCACCACAAACTGAAGCACCTCACCAACCAATGCGCCCATTTCAGGTGCGGCCTGAACCATTGGCACGGCATCACGCAAAACAGCGCCAAACGCAGTCATAAACTCCGTGCGGCTCTGCTTTTCGCCAATCTCGTCCATTTCCACCAGAGAGTCAGCGGCGACTTCAATGCGGAAAGAACGGGCGGGTTCCTGCTTAATCAAAGCGATGGCTTCATCAGCATAGTCCGCATCATCCGTGCCCATAATGCCGGACATTTGTTTCAGGCTCTCGGGGCTGTACAGGTCGCACATCAACTGCGCCTTGATGCGGAGCAGTTCGCTACAGAATTGAGCTACCTCAGTCTGCATACGCTTCAGGCGAAGGGATGCGTACTGGCTCTTAATCTGCTGCGCTGTAGCAGTCTCGGAGGCCATAGATGCGCCTCGGATAATGTCTGACAGGCCGGTGACCTCATACACCACCTGTTTCGCCTGCTCTCGGGCTGTGTAGCAGTAAGTGAGAGCGGACACCACTTGCTCCATCGGCAAGAAGTCTACCGTTCCCTTCAGTCCACCCTTCTCGCCAAACGCCGCCCACGAATCAACGCCGATCAGGGTATTGTTTACGCCCTCGGTCAGCATCCGCGCAATAGCTGGCTGGCTTGCGTCATACACACCTACCACCTTTAGCGCCTCAGTCAGCATACCGATACGCTGCGTCAGCATGTCGATTTCTTCGGCTTGGTCTTGGTAGAGCGCGTAATCAGGGACGGGGACTAGCGTGTCCGTGGTCTGGGTAGCGAAAAGTGGCTTAGGGCAAGGCCAGAAGTTGTCCAACCCGTAAGGGTCTTCCTTGCTGTCCAGCATCTTATTGTGCCCCTCGGCAATCCAATAGACTCGCTTGTCGTTCTTGCTCCAAATCTCCCAGACAATCGCCTTCTTGAGACTTTCCTGCTCGGCTTGGCTTGCTCCTGCTTTGCTCAGGTCATCCAGTCCGATAGGCTCATGGGCCAGTGGAACCTCTTTGAAGTCTTCACCAAAACGGGCTACACCGTCAGCTCTTCCCATGTAAATGCGACGGGCAACCCATACCACTTCGTCCCATGTTCGGGCGGGTGAGCATCGAAAATCCTTCCAAAACACGTAATCAGTCGGAGTGCATTCGTAGGTCGTATCGGGCTGTTCGCCCATCACTTCCTCTACCGGCTCCTCGATTACCTCTGCTTCCGCCACTTCCTTTGTTTCAAATCGTACCCACGCCGTACCGCGTCCGGGCAGTAGACGATCAAGTACCGCATGTTTATTCGTGTTGTCGAAGTCACCATAATGGTCAATCTCGTATTGGAGTGCGCGTTCAAGAATCACCGAAGCTGTACGGCCTACGGGGTCTTTATCTTTCCAGCGGCGCTCTACTTGAGCGCGGGGAGTGCGGCCATACAAAGCGGGCAGCATCGTCTGGATGTTCGCCCAAAGGATGTTGTAACGCTTGCCGTTATCGCTCCAGCCTTGCCGCTCATCACGATAGCGCTTTACGATTTTGTCGCCGCGCTTGCCCCACTTCTTGTCCTCGTCAGCAGCGAGTTTTAGCTCTTGCGCCCAGCGGCGGTGTTCGTCTACGGGGTTGATTTCGTCTTCAGTCATTGTGATTTCCTGAGATAACAGAATCTATATATTCTGTGCGCTTATTTTCAGCCTTTACCAACTTTTCCCAAGCATCATCTATTGATCCTGTGACGGCAACTACTGT